ACCCAAAAAGGACTTTTTGATGAAGCGCTTTGAATTAAAGGGTCTTGAGAATTTTTTAAAAAAATGTGAAAATCTAGAAAAAGAACAAAAGCAGATTATTTTAAAAGAAATAATTGCTGAAACACTTTATAAAGAAAGCAAAGAAAATCTAGAAAAAGAACAAGACTCTAATGCTAAAAAATGGACACCTTTAAAGCAAAGTACATTAAATTCAAGAAAAGCACAAAAGATCATGCATACTAAAAAGCTTTTTGCAACAGGCTCTATGCAAAGCTCTTTACATAGTGGAGTGGAAAATGATAGAGCTTTTGTAGCACTTAATGCCACCTATAAAGGCTTTGCGTATGCCAGAGTGCATCAATTTGGCTCTAAAAATGTAATAGCAAGACCTTTTTTACCCATCGATGAAAATTTAAATATAAACAAAAGAGTAGCCAGAGCAATGGAAGAAGAAACTAAGGATATGCTTTGGACTTTGTTTAAGCAGACTTTAAAATAAGATTTTTTATAATGTCTAAAAGTCAATCATTATGCCCTTTGGTCGCTTTAAGCGATGTTTGGATAGACTAGATTTTATCTAAACCAAAACCCAGATGCGACGCGGGAACATCATGCTCAGGGCTTAGTCGCTGATTGATTATTGTTTTTTATAAATTGTTTTCCCCTGATTTAAAATCTCTTTAAAATAGCTATTATCTTCACTTAAAAACATGGTTTTATTATTGATTTGATTGCCTTTTTGATTTAGCACCATCACAAGAGCTTTTACTCCATTATCATAAAAATATTTAATATAAGTTTTTTTAGTAAAGCCTTTAAATCTAGGGTCAGCATCCATACTTAATCTAATCTCATCAGGGTCATTAATAAGCTTTGGAAAGTAGTCTAAGTAAAAATGCCTATTTTGTTTTTTGATTTTAGTAGTCTGCTTCTTTTTATCATAAAAAAAATCATCATCTAAGCTTATTACATCTCCTATTTTATCAACAAGCAAATCTCCTTTTTTTACATTAAAAGCTTCATAAACCTTATCTATTAATTCTTTATCACTTAAATTTTCATAATTTTGTATTTTTGGTAAATTTTCTAAGCTCTCATCTAAGCTTATTCTAGTTTCTTTTGGGATTTGTGAATTTTCTCTTTTATCATAAGCAAAATTTTTAGAAGCAATGCTTTTTGGATTTTCTAAAATTTTATATTTAGTTCTAGCCTCTTTTTCGCTTACTGCTATGACTTTACATTTGCAATTATAATCATTAGGCGGAAAGGATGTTTTCCAAAATGGATCATCTCTGTGTATAGCACAATTGTGCATTTTTTTATGCTCACTTCTTGAATCTTCTAAAAGTGCACATTTATATACCCAGTAAGTTTTGTAAGAATAAGTGCTAAGCTGTTTTGCTCTTGCTTTTGCGTAAGCACTTTGCATATTGGTATGATAAATTGTTTTTAAGCGATTTGCATTGATGTTTATAGTGCGTTTTTCTCCTGTTTTTGGGTTTGTTATTTCTTTTTTACCATACCAACCTTTACTTGTTAAAAGCTCTTTTAAATTGTTTTTAAACTCATTAAAATTTCTTCCTTCTTTCATAGCTTTTTTTAATTCTTCGTGCAAATCATTTAATACATCTGTTTTCATAATGCCTGCTGCACTAAAAGCGCGATCGTGTGCTTGTTTTTTAATTTCGTGATATTTAAAGCTTATTTTTAAGCCTTTATTTTCTAAATAGCTATAAGCTTCATCTACGCTTTTGTTAAAAATATTACTCATTTCCAGTATCCAAAAGAGCTTGCATGGAAGCAAGAGCGATTTTTTTATCCAGACTTTCTTTTAATTTTTCAAAACTGATATTTGGGTATTCTTTAAAAATTCTTTCTTCTAATTCTTCATAGCTTTGACATTCTTCCCAAAAGGCTTTGATTTTTTCATAAATTTCATCACTTATCTCATCTTCTGCACTTGAGTTTAATTCTATTTTATCCTTGCTAAGACGATTATTTTTTTCTAACATTAAAGAGTTAAATGCGTAATTTTCAGTGCTTACTTCTTTTTTCTTTAAACCTTCAATTCTAAAAGTTTTTGCTAAAAACTCAGCAGGTATCTCATAACCCATACTAGAAATAGTGCTATAAACTCCTGCTAAGTATTGCTCATCGACTTCTTTGTTTGTATCAAAAACAAACTCAAACTCAGCTGGCTTTGCAAAATTAAGTTTTAAAATCTGCTCTAATAATTTTTGTATGCTTTTGCTTAAAAAAAGTGTATCCATTTCACCCACATTAAGACGCACTTCTTCGTGTACATTACCTAAGGCTTGAGTACCATTTTGCACTGCATTTCCTGCTAAAACTTGTCCGCTGATTAATTTTGAAATAGCTTCATCACAATACCTTAAAAAATCTGTAAAAGTAGAAGTAGAAAGCCCTGAGTTTAAAAGCTCGACCATGTCATCTTTGTTAAAAATTCCCACACTTGCACTTCTTAAATTGCTAAGTTGCATTAAAAGTTCTTCTATTTCTTTATCGCTGTTTGCATTGGTTGTTTTTGCAATGATAGGTGGCACACTTAAATTATCAAGATAAGAAATGTTTTTACTCATAGCAAGTTGCTTTAAAACTGCAATGCTTACAACATTATAAAAAAGGGATTGTTCTATGAATGAACCTGAATCGCTTGGATGTAAGTGTAAAAATATATCATCACACTCATCCACAAAAAGTTTTTTACTTTCGTTATAAATAAATAGCCTTTCTTTATCATCCATCGAAAAAAATCTCGGACTTATGTATTTTAGTTTTGGAAAAACATTTAAATCTTTTACCTTCCATTCAAGTAAAAAAGCAGCAAAACCATAAACTACTGCAGCACTCATTTCAAAGACGAATTTCCTAAAATCACTTTTTGATATATAATTTTGTAAAAATATTCTTTGAGTCTCATCTTTACAAGTAATAAACATAGGAAAAGAACACATTTTAAAACGCCTTTTCATTACTTCGCTTGCTATTTGTGGATCAAAGCGTTTAAAATAATCATAAATACTTATAAGTTCGCTAAAATTCTCACTATTTAAAGCAGCGATTATGCTATCAAAATCAACACTGCTTGCTACGCTTTTTCTTGCTGTTTTGTTTAATATTCTCATAAAAATCCTTTTTTAATCTTTCTTTTGCTAAGTATTCTATTGATTGCTTTATAATCTGCATTTGCTGCACTACAAGCGATTCTAAAAGCCATCTCACTTGCATCAAGCAAGTCATCATGTGCTGCTTTTGGATAGGTTAGCATTTCTTCGATAAGTAAATTTGAGTTATTGTCTATTAAAATCGTGCCGTCGTTAATGTAAGGTGCTAAGCTATCGATGCGAAGTTCTTTTGCGACTTTATTTTTAAGCTCACAAATACTTAAAATAATTCCCAGTTTTAAAGCCTCTTCTTTGAGCTTATCTTTGAAAAACTCTTGAAAGGCTATTGTTTCAATGGCTATTTTTACTATTTTTCCTAAGCTTAAGTATTTGATATAAAGCTTTAATATCACATCTATCATCTTGCTAGGAGATATTTTATAGCCACTTGCTTTTAAATGAAATTTATTTTTATCTACCTTTTTAAGCTCAGCAATGGCAAAATAATCGCCTTTTGCTTTACCAAGTGCAGGGTCAATCCCTAAAACCACAAGGTCAAAATCTTGTTCTTTTTCTATGATTTTATACTCGCTAAAAATAGCATTTTCAGTACTTAATGCTTTGTTTTGATATTCGCTAAAAAAACTTTGAGTATCAGCAAAATATTCTTTTAAAATTTCTATTTTGTTTAAATTTTCATCATCTAATTTAAAACCCTTTAAATCGCTTTTTAAAATATTGTTTTTATCGATTAAATCAAGTTTGTCAGGAAAGCTTAGCACGAGCGGAAAATCATAAATTAAAAAGCGTTTATCATCATTTAAACGATTTAAAAGACTATCTTGATGTAAAATAGTTCCAACGACTAAGTATAAATAATTTTCTTGTGTTCTTGCGACTAACTTTAAAATGGCTTTATTAAACCATTTATAAAGTTTATCCCTTTGCGTTTTACTTTCTACATTTTCATCATTTTCTATATCATCACAGATAATTAAATCAGGTCTTTTGCCAAGATAATTCGTTCCTCTTATCTTTTTACCACTACCAAAAGCTTTAATTTTTTTATGTATTTTAAAACTTGTAAAAACTATGGCTTCACTAGTCCATTCATCGCCTAGTTTTATTTCAAAATCATTAATTAATTTAGCATTTTCTTCAAGCTCTGTTTTTAAACTTGCTATACTTTCACTTGCAATGTCTAAAGTAGAAGATATAATTAAAGCATATTGCTTTTTATTACTTAAAAGCGAGTAAAGAGTAAAAAGTCTTACTAAAAGCGTTGTTTTAGCACTTCCACGATAAGCTTTAAAACAAAGATGATTATTTTTCTTTTCTAATTCATCAATATTATCATAGATAAAATTTCTAAAATTAGAGCTTTCTTTTTTGATAAAATTGATATGATGAGGAAAATATTCAAAAACAAAAGCCTTAAAGCCTTGTTTTAAAATCCTATCTCTTCTTAAATTTTTATCTTCTTTATGATTAAATTTTAAAGCCTTTAGCCTTGATTTAATTTCATTTATTTCTAACTTATCCATTTTTGCTTTCTTTTTATTTTCAAATATAGTTTTAAAAAGCTTTAAATTGCGTTTAAAACCTTTTAAAATACAAGGGTCAATATAAAGCCTTACAATTTATCTAATTTTTTATTTATAAGCTTTTCTACAAGTTGCTCAATTTT